CCTCAAGCTCTTTCAATGCAGCAACAGAGAGAAAATACAAGAGATAATGCAGATCGTTTCTATATGGAGCAGTATGTTACTGCTGTTATGAAGAAATTCTGCAACCTTTTAAGTAAAAAACAGTCTTCAGCTATAACTTTGAGACTATTCAAAGATGAAATTGAGACTATTGCCCGAAGTTATCCTGAAGTTACGGATAATTATGATGAAACAACGGGTAAATTAACAGTTAAAAAAGGTTCAGGCTCAGAACTGTATGACTACGAGATTGTATCTGGTTCAACGTATGCCGTTGATCAGAAACAACAGCAACAGAATCTCGCACAGCTCTTATCACTCTTTCAGTCAGCCCAAACTCCTCAAGGGAATGTCCTTATACAACAACTACAAACAGATGGTTATAAATTCAACTTTGGAGAACTATTAAAACGGATAGTTAGTAACTCAGGTATTCAAGATTGGGATAAAATCTTAACGGAAATGACACCCCAAGAGCAAGGACAGGCAGTACTTGACGCACACGCTCAACAAATGCAGCAAGCCTTACAGGAAGCGCAAAATATCAGCCAGACTCCCGCTATGCCACAACAAGGCATGCAACCCGATATGTCAGGTCAAATGGGTGCACCGCCACAAGGTATGCCACCACAAGGAGGAATGCAATGAGTGATCAAGCCCTAAGACCTACTGTTTCTTTTAAAGACTTTCTACTCTCTAAGAAAGAGGTGATTGATGAAACAGCCGAAGAACAGATACTAGCTAATGGCGCAGCGAATACCTTCTGGGCCATTTTAAAAGACCGATTTATAGACGCTATGCACCAATTAGATCAAGTAAATGAGACTGCTATTGCAAGCGGTGCAGAGCCAAAACAAATAGGTGAAAATGCTATAGTTATCAGTCAAGTAAAAGGAGTGCTAAAGCAGATTATAAATGTTGTTGAGGACGCAAAAGAGGCTCATGAACAATCAAAATGAAGAACAACCCGTTGACGATACTATTACGGAGATTCTCGACTTTACGAAGCCATCTTTTGAGTTTATTCCGCAAGGTGTACATGAGTATACGCAGAGGGGTCCATATCTAGTATGTAAGTCATGCATATTAGAACACGCAATATATATAGGTATGGAACAGATAATGGTGGGGATTTCAGAGGATGGGAAACCTATTTTAAAACACAGATGAACGATTACTTAGACGATATGGTTGACGAAGTAGAAGAGGAAGATGAGGATATAACGGAACTAGACATCTTATATCTTTGATGATTGAGCTTTGATTCTATCAGAGCCTAGTTATCAAAACTAGCAGGACAGCCTCGCACGATCCTGTAAATAATCGGTGTGTAAGGAGGTGAATAACAATATGGAAGAAAACCCAGACGTAAAAGAGGGTGAGATAACACCAGAGGCCCCGTCAACCGAAAACCAATCAACTGAGGAAGTCAAAGAACCAGTAACGGAAGTTGCAACTGAAGAAACTGGAGATCAGACAGAAACAGCAGAGAGCAACAAAGGTGCAAACGCACGGATTAGAGAACTCAATCAGCGGGCAAAAGTCGCTGAAGAGAAAGCTCAATCTCTTGCCGAGAAACTAGCGGAAATCACAAATCCAGTCGGATTTCAGGGACCACAAGTCCCTCAATATACCCCGCAAGTATCAGAGACAGGAGAGGTAAGTGTAGAAGATGTTCTAAGAACAGCTGACGCACGAACTGAGCTTAAGATTAAACAAAATGACGCTATCAATCGAATCAATAATGAATCGTTGAATGTCGTTAGAAAGTATAGTCAACTCGATCCTGAGAGTGCAGACTTTGATAAAGAGCTTTCTGAAACAGTAACTGAAGCTACCGAGGCAATGGTGAGAGCCAACCCGTACTCAGCGTCAGTCGAGAAGTTTGTGGATAGACTGATGAAGCCTTATAACAAGGCAGTTGCTAAAGAAGTAGGACAGGTAACGGAAAAGATTACTAAGCAAGTATCCGAAGCCGCTTTAAGACCTACTTCTATCCAGAAAGTTGAGAAAGAGGCTAAAGACAAATCTATAGCAGAGCTAGAAGCCGAGCTAGGAATTGTTTATAGCTAAGCGCTTAGAGAAAGAGAGGTGAAATAAAATATGGCACAATTAAATACAACTGGCACACTTACCCAAGAAGTACAGACATACTATGAGAAAGTCTTTTTAGACAGAGCAAAGTTTGAACTGATTTTAAAGGAAGGTGGTCAGATAAGAACTCAGCCAGCAAATTCGGGTAGAACAGTAAACTTTACTCGCTACGACCCGTTGACGATTATAACGACTCCTATAACAGAAGCGTCTAATCCAACGATATGTGCGATGAATGCTTCAACAGTTACTATGACTTTGTCTGAATATGGTATCACTACCGTTCATTCAAAACTCTTAACTACTGTTTCTATTGATTCAATGGCTGCTGAAAAGATCTCGTTAGTCGGACAGAACATGGGAGAAACTCTAAATAGACTAGTACGTGCAGAACTTGCAAATGGTACTTCTTATTACGGAAATAACCACACCGTTTCGACTTTCACAGCAGGAGACACTATGGACGCATGCGACATCAGACTGATGACGCAGACCATGGAACTCAACAAGGCTATGCCTTACAAGGATGGACTTTTCATCGGTAAGACAGAACCTACATCAAAAGCATTTTTACTTGCTGATTCCACATGGATCAATGGTAAGACATACTCAGATGTGAAAGACTTGTACAACGGAGAAATGGGAGAACTGTATCAGGTTAGATGGCTCTTAAATAAAGATTATGCGTGTGGTACCGAAGCTACTTCTACCGCCTCCTCAGGAGTCGTTAGATTCTATACTTACATCCACGGCGATAATGCTTTCGGAGCGTATGACCTTGAAAAAGATCAACCAAAACTGTATATCATTCCTAATGCTACGGATTCAAACTCCCCAGCAGGAAGATTGACTTACATCTCTTGGGCAGGAAGCTATGCTGTTAAGTTACTCAATTCAAACTGGGTAATCTCAGCACGGTTTGCGGCTGCTTAATAGTTACCAAAGGGATGGCGTGTACATACCATCCCCACGGTACGTTTAATTTTATGGCAATAGATAGGGGTAGACAATACGATTTAGAGGAACTCTATGAGCTTAGACGTACCGCACAGAATGGGTATTGGCGAGATTTGTATGACAAGACGATCTATAAGATCATGAATGAGAGTCCAGAGACAAGGGCGTACCGAGAGGATCTTATCAAGGCAGTACGGGGGAATGATATCAGATCAATCAAACGCATAAACTGGAAGTTACGTCAGATACTTGCCGATTCAAACGGGGGAAGGGATTACTAATATGGCAGCACAGAAATCAACGACAGCAAAATCATCACAGGCAGTTCTAAATAAAATAAACAGTACAGGGCGTAAATCTATGACTGAGCAAGAATTGGCAAATGGCTTTAAAAGTCAGGCTCAACATAAATTCAGTTTTCAGGAGTTATTGAATGCTAAAAATGGTACGGCACAGCACTCTTTATCTGAACAAGAGGCATTATTCAGTTTGCTTAAGACCCGTTTAAGTCTAACAGGGTCTGCTACTCGCTATTCTGTACAAGAGCTTCTATCTATGGCAGACGCTGATGGAATTGCATTATCTGATATTTTATGACAGACACAGTTTTTAGAACACAACAAACAGACACAGCAGAGCGCGCACCGATTACTGCTTCAGAACAAGCTAAACCAGTCCCAGAAGTACAAAAACCGTATCTAAGTTACATTGATAAACCCTTTGAGGCCGAATACTATGAATTAGGCGATACATGGGATAGCAATATTGGGGGATTTCCTAAAGAATTAGCTTCAATTCAAGGCTATTTTCGAGATAAAATCACCAATGGTGATATTGCCGATAATGTAGAGACTGTCAAAGAAGAATTAAAAAGGATTGAAAAGATGACCAATGTAAGCCATGAATCACGCCCTTTGGTAAAGATTGAAACGATTGCAGCTTATATAGAGTTCTTGAAACGAACATCAGATATTAAAAAAAATATAACCAGATATGGCCGTACCTAACCGTCCTTTAGGACAAACTAAATACACTGAACAAAACATGGGTAATACCTCATTTGATGATGATTTTGGTGTGAATGCGGTGGAGATCTTGGAGTACGATCCCACAGCTAACACATTAAACCGTGTTATGCCAGCTAATGCACTCAATCTCAAACCCTTTGATTATTGTGCTATGGTTATATCTCCCACAACTACTGAAACGTACACTTTCAAATCAGGTGGTTCTAGTGGGACTACCACCAATACCGTTGTTATCGTCTACACCGACAGTACCAGAGCTGATATTTCGACAGTAACTAAGACATGAAATTTAATCCCTTCACAGGTACGTTTGATTTTACAGGTAGTGGTTCAGGAGGTGGAACGCCAGGAGGCTCAGATACTCAGATTCAATTTAATGATGGTGGTGCGTTTGGTGGTTCATCATATGCTGTCTTTAATAAAACGACTGGTCTTGTAACTCTAAGTCCTCCTGCTATAACTGTTGCTGCTCCTTCTGGTCTTACTATAACTCTTGAAGAAGACGCTTCATATGGTTATGCGACAGATACAGACACTTGGAATGCAAAAGTATACGCATACAAAATTGATCCCGTATCAGGAAATAAAATTTTCTCATCAACTGCTGCCACTACTACTGATGTAGTTTATGGCGGGCGTGATAATTACCGAATTAATTTTTCGTGGACTGCTGCGTCGGGAGCTGATGGGTATAGAATACTAGTTTATACGGATAAGGCAGGGCTTACTTATAACTACGATCATTATATTGATAAGGCAACAAATGGATATATTGATAATAACGACCAAACGTATATATTCGGTTCAACAGTTACCCCCTCGTCTCCACAAAATGCCTATGCCTTGAAAACTGTGGGTGGTCATCTATCTATTGGAGGTAATATAGGAGCTTCAGGATCACTTGAAGTTTTAGGAGGATCTGGAACTGGTGTCGATAGTAACCCTATTTATTATCACGAAACGATTACTGATTACACAAAAGCAAATACGACAGGGTTATTTACTGATTTAACACTTAATCATTCAGCGGCAATTGCGGGTAATGTATACGGAAACCATAACAAAATAACAGTCCCTGGAACGGCTACAGGTTCTATAGCACTTCTTTATGGAAATTTTGTTGATATCACGGCTCAAAAAGGAGTAAGCAGTCTTATTGGAGAATTTGTATCTATCAGCTATACTTCAAGTGATAATATATCTCAACTCTTTGGCGCTCAATACTCAGTAACGAAGTCAAGTACAGGAACAATTGCTAGTATGGCGGGAATTAGACTCACTGCAGTAGTAGGAAACTCGGGGAATATCACAACAGTGAGGGGCGCAGATATCCAAATGGTCATGTTGCCAGGTGGCTCAACGTTTACAACGGCCGATGGAGGCTATTTCCTCGCGAGTCTAACCGCTGCTGCAACGGTTACGAATATGGCAGCAGGCCATTTTGACGTAAATGTTACGGCGGGAACAGCAATTACCAGTCTATATGGAGTTAAGATAGATTGGGCGCTTTCTGGTGTTACTCCTACAAATGGATATGGAGTATATGTCCCGACTATATCTGGTGCAACAAATAGTTATGCTATCTTTACCAATACAGGTAAGATTCGCTTGGGAGATAAGATCACAACCTATAATGCGATTGCAACGGCAGGATGGGGAGTCCCTTCGATTTACGGCTCAGGAAGATCAGCAGCTCAAACGGCAGCTGTTGCTTCAATTGCAGCTTATACAGTCGGCGCTTCAGATGGAAGTTTTGAAGTATCGGCAAATGTGAATGTAACTACGGCAACGACTCATAACTTCACAGTAACGTGTGCCTATACAGACGAAACCAATACGGCACGTACTTTGACCCTTGGATTTACTCAGCTAACAGGAGCAACGTTTCTAACGGCTATTACTAATGTGACTGGTGCGGGTCCGTATGAAAGCCCTGTTTATCACATCAGGTGCAAAGCCTCAACGGCTATTACTATCGCAACAACGGGCACATTCACAACAGTTACGTATAATGTAGAAGGAATTATTAAACAAACTGCTTAAAGGAAGGTGATTTATATGATAACAATAACAATACGAAGATATAATAATAAACTACTTACCATCATGAATGATAATGAAGTTTTATATCAAGGAGAACCGACAGATTATGTAGTAGTGTATAATGAGGAAGTTCCCCCAGCAGGCGAGACAGTAGAAGAGAAAAAATAAATATTAATTATATTTCTATGCCAGAAGTAAAAGAAGTAAAAAAACCAGAGCTTTCAAAAGAGGACTTACAGAGTCTTATTGCAATTGTTGCGTCTCATCCCACTCCTCAAGGAGTAGGATCTCAGGAGGGACAGTATAAGATCCAGTTAGTTCAGAAACTACAGGAACTCTTAAAATGATTTGACAAACAGATAATTGCTGTTATACTAGAGGCAATAGATTCTATCTATTAAATACAGTTAGGCCTTGCACGGACAATAACCGTGTACGCCACAGCAAGAAGCTGTGGTTTTTTTATGGTCTAAACGTATAAAAAAGATGGACTAATATATGAAAACATACGTATTTGGTGGCACAGGCTTCATAGGAAAACATCTAGTCAATAAACTAGTCTCCCTAGGTCATGAAGTGATCTTAGTGAAACACGATACTCCTTATACTATAACTGAGGCGGACTATATCTTCTATTTAGCTTCCTACGGCAATCACTTCAATCAAAAGGATAAATTCGAGACAGTAAAGGCAAATATTCTTGATCTGGTTGAACTCTTAAGAACGACTAAAGATATAAACTACAAAGCATTCATCCATATAAGTACTTCATCGGTTACTTTACCCATCCAGACTCTCTATTCAGATACCAAGGCAGTGGCTGAAGTTTTGTGTAAACGCTATGTGAGGAAGTATAAGAAACCTATCGTAAGTATTAGACCCTCTTCCGTATATGGACCAGGTGAGGCAGAATTTCGCTTCATTCCAACAATCATCAAGAATCTAGGTAAGTCAATGCCATTTACTGAAGGAATGCACGATTGGATATATATAGATGATTTTATAGAGGGAACACTACAGGTAGTAGATCACATACAAAAACTTTCAGGTAAGTCTATTCCAATAGGGACAGGGAAACAAACATCTAATTCAAAGGTAGTAGAGTCCTTAATAGATATTTCTGATTCTTCGATTGATCTTATAAAAAGCAAATCGGTAGAACGGCCCTATGATACGAAAAATTGGGTAGCCGACACGACCATTATGAGATCTCTTGGATTTGAACCCAAATACTCATTGCGGGAGGGACTAAGAAAAACATATGGCACTCTTAAATAAACTAGAGAAAAGAATTATAGACATTTCCTATAAAAAGGGATTATCTCATCTTTCGTCTTGTCTCATGGCAGTCAACCTAATTGACAAGATATATAAGGTAAAGGGAAAGAACGATATATTTGTACTTTCTAATGGTCATACAGGGCTTGCACTTTATACCGTCCTTGAGAAATACGAGAAGAAAAATGCGGAGAAACTATTTAACAGACACGGAGTTCATCCCAATCGTGATCTAAAAGACGGAATCTACTGCTCAACAGGATCTTTGGGCCACGGACTACCTATTGCTGTCGGAATGGCACTAGCCAATCGAAAGCGTAATGTTTTTGTCTTAATTTCAGATGGAGAAGTAGCCGAGGGTTCAATCTGGGAGGCTCTACGAATTGCAACAGAAAATAGACTTGAGAACTTGCGTATTATGCTTATGGCGAATGGCATGGGAGCATATGGAAAGGTTGATCTTGAGTACTTAAAACATCGCATATTGACCTTTTACCCGCTTCTTATAGTCGAAACAGATATGTATAAGTATCCTGATTTCTTGAATGGGCAAGAAGGTCATTATCACGTTTTAACAGATGAAGAATATAAGGAGATTATAACACTATGAAAACTACAAAAGATTGGCATTCGTCTCAACGGGGATGGTTTGGAGGATCGCTCTACTTAGAAATGGAAAAAGATCGAAACATCTGGCTACTCGTCGGGGACCTTGGATATAAGGTATTCGATAAACACTTCAAGGATTTCCCAGAGAGGGTCATTAATGTTGGAGCTTCAGAACAGTCCATGCTCGATATAGCAGTAGGATTAGCACTTGAAGGTAAGACTGCCATTGCTTATTCGATCACTCCATTCCTTATATATAGAGCCTTTGAAACAGTGAGAACGTATATAGATCATGAAAAAATTCCTGTGAAATTAATTGGTTCGGGACAAGGAAAAGATTATGCACATGATGGATATAGTCATGACGCAACAGACATTCCAGCGTTTATGAAGCAGTTTAAAAACATAAAGAGTTTCTACCCCAAAAAGAAGGAAGAAATACCCGCATTGGTAACCAAAATGATTACAGACCCCGAACCATATTTTATAAATCTTAAACGCTAATATGAAACAAAATATAGAACCAATGTTTGACTTACTACTGGTCAAACCTGCCGAGATAGAAACCACTCTTTCATCAGGAATTATTATTCCCGACAACGCAAAGGAACGACCTGCGATGGGAGAAGTGATGGCAGTAGGTTTTGGACGGATAAACGATGAAGGCCAACGAATACCTCTTGTTATTAAAGTAGGGCAGAAAGTTCTTTACAAAAAATGGGGCGGAAATGAAGTGAAGGTTGAAGGAGAAAACTGGATGTTGATTGAAGAAAAGGATATTTTAGCAGTTATTACTAATTAATTTTATATATGAAAGATTCTACACTTGGTGCGTTGTTTTTTCCCAAGGGTACTAAAAAAAACCCTGTTAAGTTCGATGAGTTATTCATTCCTTATATCTATCGAGAAATTTACTTCGAATCCCTTTATGTTGATATAACGAATGGTAAGACCGATATGACGATTGTTGATGTAGGAGCTAATATCGGTGTAACTGTCCAGTACTTTAGGCAGTTTAGTAAAAAGATCTATGCAGTAGAGCCATCTAGTCAACATTTTGAGGCTTTAAAGAAGAATAAGGATTTTAATGAATGGGATAACGTTGAACTCACTAATGCTGCAATTGCAGATAAAGATGGAGAGATGGTACTTAATACCTTAGGGGGTAATCGAACGTGCTACTCACTCATTAACGATTATCACCAGGGTGGAGAGAAAGTTAAGACTATCGCAATGGATACCTTCTTTAAGACTAATAATATTAAGAAATGTGATTTCATGAAGTTTGATGTAGAGGGGGCTGAAGATCTAATCTTACGAAGTGAGGGTTTTAAAAAAGTAGCAAAAAAGGTCAACGCTATTATGGTTGTGTTTCATTATGACAGCTGGAAAGAACTGGTTAAATACATGATTGAGTTAGGCTATACTGCCAGACAATATCAATCGAGTGCTA